GGATATCATCCTTCTTCTCGAAGTAGATTGATGAAATCTGTTAAGGACGAAATTATAGAACAAACAAAATATCATCTTGCTTCATCCTCAGTTAAAGCTGCCAACAGATTAATTGAAGGATTAGATGCAGACGGAACTCTTCCTTCCTCTCAAATGGATACACGATTGAAAGCAGCCAATGATATCCTAGATAGAACAGGAGTGAGTAAACGTCATGAAGTCTCTAGCGAGTCTAAAGTAATTCACGGAGTTGTTTTACTGCCAAGTAAAAAACCAATGATGAATGTGACACCGCCAGGAGACTAGCTATTTTTAAACCCTTCAAACACTCGTCAGAAATAGATACAATGGACGAGATAGTTTTGTGGGAACATACAGGAAAACTAGCAGACGATATGCCAATAGAAGAGGTCAATGCCTTTTTTAGAGACTATGTAAAAAAATATGGTAGAAGTAAATGGCAAGACCAAAATTAGAGCCTGGTGAAAAGGGCAACTATAACGTATCTCGAACAGAACAAGCTAAACGAAAAATAAAAAGAAAAATCCGAGAGACAGATAAGACAGTTGAGAAGTTAAGAACAAAAGCTAAGAATAAAGTACAAAAGAATAAAAATGCTAAAAAAGCGTTATCAGCCTTAGACAAAGGAGGTGTTCTAGACCACGATATTATTAGTCAGCTTTCTCCAGCTGTTCAAGAAGCGATTCAAGATGGGGCTGAAATTGCTTTCCAACCCAACACAGGACCGCAGACGGATTTTTTAGCATCACCAGAAAAAGAAGTGCTTTATGGTGGGGCAGCTGGGGGCGGCAAGTCCTATGCTATGTTAATGGATTTGTTACGCTATGCAGATAATAAAAATTGTCGAGCATTATTATTAAGAAGAACTCTAGCAGAATTAACAGAATTAATAGATAAAAGTAAACAGATTTATCCAAAAGCTTTTCCAAAAGCACGATTTAAAGAATCTGTAAAAACATGGGAGTTTCCGTCAGGAGCTACAGCCATGTTTAGTTATGTAGATAAAGATGATGATGTTTACAGATATCAAGGTCAATCTTTTACATGGATAGGGATTGATGAGTTAGGACATTATCCTACACCCTATGTATGGAATTACTTGCGGTCTAGATTAAGAACAACAGACCCAGATGTCCAGACCTATATGAGAGCATCAGCGAACCCTGGAGGTTCAGGAGGTTGGTGGGTTAAAAAAATGTTTGTAGACCCTAATCCTCCTAATCAACCTTTTTGGGCTACCGATATAGAAAGTAATAAGGTATTAACGTATGGAAAAAATCACGAAAAAGCTAATCAACCTTTATTCCAAAGGAAGTTTATTCCTGCTAGGCTCGGTGATAACCCCTATCTTGCTAGTGATGGTGAGTATGAGGCAATGCTTCTTTCTTTGCCAGAAGTGGAGCGTAAAAGGTTACTCTCTGGTGATTGGGATGTTGCGGAAGGTGCGGCTTTTAAAGAGTTCAACAGATTAGTTCATGTTACTGAACCAGTAGATATTCCTCATAACTGGATTAGAATACGAGCTTGTGATTATGGATACTCTGCTCCCTCTTGTGTCCTTTGGGGTGCAATAGATTGGGATAACAACATTTGGATTTATAGGGAATTATACGAGTCAGGTCATACAGGTGAGCAACTAGCAGATTTAATTTTACACCTAGAAGCAGATGACCCTACCATGTATATTGGAATTCTTGATAAATCCTGTTGGAATAAAACTGGTCATGGTATGAGTGTAGCAGAGAGCATGATACGAAAAGGAGTAAGATGGGTTCCATCTAATTCTGACCGAGTGAATGGAAAAATAGAAGTTCATAGGCGGTTACAGATGGATAACTATGGTAATCCACGATTGCGTGTATTTAATACTTGCACAAACTTAGTAAGAACATTACCAACACTACCTATTAGTAAAACAAATAGTGAAGACGTAGATACAAAAACAGAAGACCATGCTTATGATGCTTTGCGATATATGGTTATGAGTAGACAAACAAGTGCAAATTTATATAACATACAAATGAGACAACAACAACAAACACAGCACGTTGATGATGCTGTCTTTGGATATTAGGAGATTTTAATGGTTGATAGAAAAAGAAAACGAAGACAAGAGATAGATAAATCTCCTTTTGATACCTCTGCTGTTCCAGCTGGTTCATCAGCTGTAGGTATTCAACCTCCAGGTGGTATAGGTGCAGCTCTTGTTGGATTAGGAGTTTCTAGAGCAGCTGTTCCTGCTATATCGAAAACAGGTCAAACTTTATATGGTTTATTAAAAAATCCAAGTACAGGAAGATTAGTAGTTGAAAAATTAAGTAACATTCCTCAAGGTGCTATGGGCTTAGTTCGTTATGTTATTAAATCTACCTCAAAAAAAGTACCAACAGTTAAGCAAATAAAAAAAGGAGCTAAAACAAATTTTAAATCAACTCCTAAATCAAAATCACCTATTAATAATGCTCAACGAGAAACACAAGAACAAGTAGATAATTTAGTAAAAGTAGGAGAAATTTCTAAACAAGCAGGTAATAGATTAAAAACATTAATAAATAAAGTTCCAACTCCTGCACTTTTAAATTTTATTAAAAATCCTAAAGCTGTTGTAGGAGTAGGAGCAGGTGTAGCTGGTGCTGGAGGTCTAGCAGCTTATATAGCTAATCTTTCTTCTAATAAAGATGAAGCAAATGCTGCAATGCAATTAGTGAATAGTAATTTTTCAGCTTATGGCGATATGATAAGAGGTGGTCAAGAACAAGCAAAAATAGCCGCAGAAGAAGCTAAAGGTATCTTTCGTACAAGACGAGTTCTTGATGATGCAACAAAAGAAAAAATATCTCGTATGAGAAATCTTCCTCCTAATATAGGTGCTATGATTCCAATAGAAAATAAACTTAATCCTTATGGTGAAAGTGTTGTAGAAAGAGGAGTCTACGGACCTAGGAATGTTTTTGAAGAACAAAGAGATGTTGCAGCAAGAGTTGCAAGATTTCAACCTCGTATAACAGAAACAAGAGGAACAGGAACAGGTGTAGATACTACAGAAGCTTTTAGAGAAAAAACTCCAGGTAGACCAAGACTTCCAGGAATAAAACCTTTTAGAACTCCTGAAGGTGCAGATGTTACAGAAGCTTTTAGAGATACTGTTCCAGCTGATGATACAATCGCAGAAGATATTATTGGTCAAAAACTATTTGGACTAAGAAGAACTCAAAAAGAAATAGATAGAGATAACCTGTTAACAAGAAACTTAGCAGGAGAAACAGTTACATTTAAAGGAAAAAAATATAAGCCTGGACAAATAGATGCTCTAGTAAAAGCAACAAAAATTCCTGGACGTAGTAAAACAGCACGAACAAAAGACGACCCAGATAGAGTAAAAACAGTAAGAGAAGATGTAGCAAGAGTGTTACGTCCTAAGAAAATGACAGGAGGTAAAATCTATGCCTCTTCTATAAGAAAACCTAAAACACTTAGATAAGGAGAAAATATCATGCCAATGGGAAAACCTTACGGAATGAAAGAAATGACAGCAATGACTAAACAGGGAGAGATGAGTCCTATTCCTGATGGTCAACTTTATAGAGAACCTTTAGAGCAAGAACTTGTTGGTCCTACTAGTGGTTTTGAATCTACAACTAATGCACCATCTGGTCCTGGTTCTATTCACAATCAAGAAAAAGCAATCTTTGCTTTAGCTGACGACTATAGTATCTATAACGAATCTGGTAAATAGTTTAACTTTTTATGGCTGACGAGAATAATCCAGAAGCTACTGAAGTAGACCCTGAAGACATTCCAGGTATTGTTGGATATATTAAATCAAAATTTGTTGAATCCGAAACTGGTAGATTTACAGATGAAAGACGCTGGTTACAAGCGTATAAAAACTATAAAGGTACAGATGATACCCCCTATCGTAGTTCTGAAAAATCTAAAGTTTTTGTAAGGATAACAAAAGTAAAAGTATTAGCAGCGTTTGGACAAATCTCTGATATACTTTTTGCTAATAATAAATTTCCAATAACAGTATCTCATACACCAGTTCCAGAAGGGATTGCTGAGTTTGCTCATTTAAACTCACCTGAAGAAACAGCGTTGATGGACCAGTTAAAAGATGTTCCTCTTGCTGAACTTGATAATTTTCTAGGTGGATTACAAGAGAGCATGGGAGCTTCTGATAATATTGCACCTGGTCCAAGTATTGCACCGAATGGTCCACAGATTTCTCCTGCTGCAATTACAGCAAGAAATATGGAAAAGACTATTCATGACCAATTAATAGACTCTAATGCTGTAAATGTATTACGTCATTCTATTTTTGAGTCTGCATTATTAGGAACAGGAATTATTAAAGGTCCATTTAACTTTAATAAAACTATTCATAACTGGTCTATGGATGATGGTGAAAAAGTTTATGAGCCTTATGAAAAAACAGTACCACGCATTGAAGCAGTATCCTGTTGGAACTTTTATCCAGACCCTGCTGCTACAAGTATTTCTGATGCTGAGTATGTTATTCAAAGACATAGATATAATAGAGAACAAGTAAGAGAATTAGCTAGTAGACCATTCTTTATTCCTGAAGCGATTGATGCAGCATTAAAAGAAAAACCCTACTATGATGAAAAATATTTTGAAAGTGCTATCTATGCAGAAGATAACGACCCTTTATATACAGAAAGTCGTTATGAGATTTTAGAATATTGGGGTACATTAGATGCCTACTTAGCTAAAGATATTGGATTAGAACTACCAGATGACATAGATAACTTAGACTCTGTACAAATTAATGCATGGATTTTAAATAATAAAGTTATCCGTTGTGTATTAAATCCTTTTATTCCTGCACGATTACCTTATCATGCTTTTCCTTATGAATTAAATCCTTATCAGTTCTTTGGTGTAGGTGTAGGAGAAAATATGGATGATGCTCAACGATTAATGAATGGTCATATGAGAATGGCTATAGATAACTTATCGTTAGCTGGTAACATGGTATTTGATATTGATGAAACACAATTAGTACCAGGACAAAACATGGATGTCTTTCCTGGTAAAATTTTTAGAAGACAATCTGGTGTATCAGGAACAGCAGTTAATGGTTTAAAGTTTCCTAATACTGCACCAGAAAATTTACAAATGTATCAAACAGCAAGGCAACTTGCAGATGAAGAAACAGGTATTCCTTCTATTGTTCATGGACAAACAGGAGTAACTGGAGCAGGAAGAACAGCTGCTGGACTATCTATGTTATTAGGTTCGGCTGGACTTTCAATAAAAACTGTGATAAAGAATGTTGATGACTTTTTGTTAAAACCATTAGGAGAATCTTTCTTCCAATGGAATATGCAATTTAATGATGACAATGCTGAGATTGTTGGGGATTTAGAGATTAAACCTAAAGGTGTTTCTTCTGTTATGCAGAAAGAAGTACGCACTCAAAGGTTAACAACACTTCTTCAAACCATAGCTAATCCTATGTTAGCTCCTTTTATTAAGATACCTAATCTAATAAAAGAGTTAGCCTTATCACAAGATATTGACCCAGACCAATTAGTTAATGACCCTAATGAAGCAGCTATTTTCGCAGACATATTGAGAGGTTTAAATGAACGAGCGGCTGGAACAGAAACTAATACCAATAGTCAACAACCCCCAGGTATGGGAGGTAATACAGGAGTACCTCCAGGAGCAAATCCAATGGACGCATCAGGCGTTGGCGGTGGAACAATCGGAGTTGGTAATACGCCAGTTGCAGGGGAAACTAACTTTACTGGCAACAATGACCAATCTTAAAGAAACTTTAAAAGCAAGAGTTGAAGATAGAAAGAACGAACATGGCAACTGAAGATGAATTAAGACGATTAGGTTTAGGTGTAGGTGCATCACCTTCAGATGCAAGATATGCAGCTGTAAGAAAAATATTTGGTCAACCTCAGAAACAAGCACCAAGAACACAATCTTCATTACCTGAAGCACGGATACCTAATAATCCATTAGATAATGTAGGTTTTGTTCAAAAAATAGGAAGAGATGGTCAACCTTATTTTACACCTGATTCAAGTCAAAGTGTTACTATACAGCCTGTATTTCGTTCTAATAATGCACCAAGTTTTTCTATACCTCTTATTAGTGAAATATTTAATACACTTAAAAAATCAAATTTTAATTTTAAAGAAATAGAAGAAATAGATGATATAGATAATTTTATTGGAAATAATCCTTTAGATAATTCTAGAACAGCTGTTCCAGAAAGGTCTGATAAACAACTTTTAATTGATAACGTACAAGGAAATAAATTTTCCAAAACATTACCAACAGGATTAGTAAGTTTAATTATGAAAGGGTTAGGAAAACTTGAAGCTTTTCAAACACAAAATGAAATTAATAAAAGAGGTGGTCAACTAGAGTTAGCAGCTTTACTTGCTAATACACAACAAAAAGGTGAAGGAAATTTTTTTCAAAGATTAGGTAAATCAAAAAATGTTTTAAAAACTGTAGCTGATACTTTTACTGGTAAAACTACAGAACAATTAGTTAATAATGCTATTACAAGAGCAGACGAATTAAATAAAATTAATATGTCTCTTGCTCCAAATGTTCCACAACAAATTGAAGATGAGAAAGCAAAACAAGCAAATCCTTTTGAACGTGAACGAGAAACTATAGCTCAACAAGAACAACAAAAAAATCAACAACAACAAATTTTACAAGACCAAGAACGTAGACAACAACTACAAATTCCTGATGATGTTACACCTGATATTCCTAGTCTTGATGCACCTCCTGATTTTAATCCACTTGATGCACCTGCTCCTCAAAAAGAAGGTGGTAAAATACAACAGATGCAAGAAGGAGGAGAAGTTGCTGAAGCTCCAGCAGGAGAAGGCATGGAGATGGCAGGAGTAATTAATAGTCCTAATGCTGCACCAGCAGGTGCTAATGCAGATGATGTACCAATGGATGTTCCAGAAGGTAGTTTTATTATTAATGCAGAAGCTGTACAAGAAGTTGGATTAAAAGATATTTATAAAGCAATGGATGAAGCTATTATTTTAATTTTAAAAACAGGTTTAGGTCCACAACTTCCAGAACAATTTAGAAAAGAAGATAGAGAAACTGTTCCTATATTAGCTTCTAATGGTGAAGTAATGATACCACCAATTATTGCTAAAATGATTGGTGAAGAAACTTTAAATAAATGGAACAATAAAGGCAGAGCTATACAAGAAGCAAAAGCTGCTGAAGAACAACAACGTGCAGAACAACAAGCACAACAACAACAAGCTCCTGTTATGGAAGCTCCAATGCAACAAGGAATGGCATAATGGATGATATACAAGTACCAGATAAATTAGCATGGCAACAAAATCGTAGACGTATTGCATACATCTCTATGTTTACAATGGTTGCTACAGTTATTGCATCATTTGTATTTCCAGATAGAGCAAAAGAAATACCAGCAATGGATGTCTTATTTATTTCTTTAGCTGCTATCATTGGTGCGTTCTTTGGTGCAGATGCAATGGTGTCTAAGAAAAAATGATTGGCGGTTTAATAGGTCCAATAGCAAACTTAGCTGGAAC